AGTATAAAAGATTATATAACAGAATTTGTATTTTCTGTAAGGAGCTGATTAAAAAACCTCAAGAAGCTGATTGGTTAGTTGGGGGTTCAGCGAAAGATGGTAAGCCAATGCATAGTGAATGTTATTATAAAATGGAAGCAAGATTATTTAGAATGTAAATAAATGAAAGGAGAAATCTTATGAGTGATGTAAAGGAGAAAGTAGCTGAAGTGGTAGATAGTGTAAAAGAACCATTAGAAGTAGCATTGATTGATATTGTACAGTCAAGTGTCAAGGCAAAGGATTTTCTTGTTAGTGAACTGCCAGAGGTAGTAGAGCAGTTATTGATGTGGCAGTTCTGGTATAATTTAATATGGTTTGTGGGTAGTGTTGGGGTATTGTTTTTTTCATGGAAGCAGATAAAAAAACTATACAAAAACTGTCGTGATGATAATTGGAAAGATGACAACGTTGTTATTCCTAATAGTATTGGTATGATATTGCTTGGTATTCCCTTCTTGATAGCATTGGTTGAAGGTATTAATCTTGTGTGGTTACAAATATGGGTAGCACCAAAGGTTTATCTTATAGAGTATTTAACAAGTCTAACAAAGTGAGTATAATATGAATAATAAAGTTTTTGCTGGTTTGATGGGGGTCTTATTTGGAGTAGTTGTTGTTGCTCTTTATTTTATGGCTGCCCATGAAAGTGTTCTTGCTAATGAAAATAAAGATGCTCTAATAGAAATGATTAATGTAGATGGAGTTGAGTGTGTTAAGATGAGGACAAGTCATGCTTATTCATCTGGTGCAAGTATAACTTGTAATTGGGATAAATTTAATTCAGAAAAAAGTTGGGAATTTTTAATTGGAAAGGAGAAATAAATGTCATTAGTAAGTTTGATTCATAATAAGGTGTACCAGAGTTACAAAGCTTGGATATTCTTAAAGGATTGGATATTGTTGTTTGTTGTCACTATGCTAATCATGAGTGGTGTGTGGTTGATAACATCTTTTGTAACATGGAATATGATGTACTGGGAATATTTTAAAGTAAATGTTTGGATGTATACAAGGTGGAGTATTATTATTTCATTCTTGTTAGAATTGTATTTTTTTAGTGCCAGTTATAATGAGACATTGATTATACTTGGTCTGAAGAAGAGAGGTGAGTGATATGGTTTGTTATAGTTGGACTGAGAAGTGTAATGAATTAACAAAAGAAGAAATAAATAGTTGTGTGTGTAATGGTGAAGGTGTAGGTTGTTTAGCAATAGCGATTAAAAAAGCTAAAGAAAAGGATTAAATGGCAATAGCTCCAAGGAAAGCTCCTTATAAAATAGTTTTAGACAGGAAGACTTTCAACAATAGGATGAAAGAGATAGAAGAAGTTAATACAGCCAGGAAACATTGTGGGTTGAAAAAGCTTAAACACGGAGATAAGAAATGTTTAAATTGTGATCGTACTTTTTATTCTTTTGACCATGTGAATGAACGGATATGTGGTCAGTGTAAATAAATGTCATGTGGAGTTTGTATGAATAGTGAAGTTAGAGTAGTTAAGTATTTTAGTGACACTGTTGCTGATTATGCTTATCGGTTAGAGAAAAAATGTAGATTTCTTTGGTTGGAATATTGGGCATGTACAGAGGTTACTTATTTACAAAGTAATGGCGAAAGTTGGGCTAACCATTATGATTGTGAAATTGTAGATAAAAAATAATTCCCTGACAGGGATTTTATTAATCAGTGATGAGGTGACTCTATGGAAAATTGTATGGAATATGACTTTTTGAATAGTTACTTTTTCCCTGTCAGGGATTTTAAAGGTTTGATGCAGTCGGCTCAAGCTACCGCACTTGGGGTAGATACGGATTCTACCGTGAGCTTCCTCTGTAATATTTAAAACCATGAAAATTGGTACTTGCAAGGCAGAGGGCATCATCAGGTAGCTTGGTGGGTGTGGTGGAATAGGTAGACATAAACGATAGGGACGTTGATAGATACTTTCTCAAGTCAAGCTATCATGCGGGGTGACTATACGAGTGGAGCACGAGTCTCCAACAGCTAATGAAGTATCACTGTTGGATTTAACAGTGCAGTATCTCGTCAAATCCCTGCCATCCACCAGCTACTGTTCTTTTTGAAAGAGGGATGATGGAGCTTGAAGTAATAAATCGTATTGGAGAATGGCTATTGATATTTAGTATTCTTTATTACGTTTTTATCCGTAATTAAAAGATATTAAGAGTAGAAAGGGGGGAGAGATTATGACTGACCCATTTTTAAAAAGCTATCAAGCAAACCATCTAAAAGCAGAAAAAAGAATTTCTGAGCTTGAAAAGTTATTAGACAGCCAACATTTTGATTTAAGTGAAAAAAATGAAAAAATTAGTCAGCTTGAAAAAGCTCTGAGAGAGATTCATAATCAAACATTACCTCATTCTAAAAATATATTGTTAGGAAAAATTAAACAAAAATGTGAAAAAGTCTTAGATTTAAAGGAGAGATAAATGAATGAAAGAGATGTAATTAAAAACATTCGTAAAATGGGAGTTGAAAGTTTGCCTCCCGCAGAATACGAACAATTAGAAAATATAATTAGACTATTGCAACTTAATCGTAAAGAACTTAATAACACTTGTCCTGTCTGTGAAAGTCCTCTTGAAGATGCTGGAGTTTGCTCAGATATAGGAAGTAATAATTGTGGCTATCAAAAATGAAGGGGAGGGATGAAAACAATCATAGAAAAGTTAGAAGAAGAAATACCCCATGGTAAGCATTGTAATCCTGATACAAGTAGATTTCCGAGAATGAAAGATAATTGTCCTTATAATATAGTAGCTATTTATTGTAATTTACATGAAGAGATGAAAGATAATAATATTAAAATTTGTGGAATTAATGAAAGAGATTAGAAAGGGGGAGAGATGGAAGCATTAGGTATATGTTCTATTTGTGGTGCTGATGTTTTTGTTATGGATTATATATGGATTATATTACTGAAAATTTGTTATGTCTTAATTGTAGAGAAAAAGAAGAGGAATGAGGGGAGATTATGAAATATAGAAAGAAACCAGTAATTATTGAAGCAGAACAATGGTTTAAAAATGGAGACCATTCTCAGGATGGTACGAAAAGATTCACCAAAGGTGATTTTAAAGGTGAATTGTTAGAGGGCAAAGTTGTCCGTTATTACCGCCACCATGATGTTTCTGGTAATCTTATATGTGAACATTGTAATATTACAATGCACTTTCATGGCTGGATAGATACTTTTGAGGGTGGTCATATAGTATGTCCAGAGGATTGGGTAATAACAGGCATTAAGGGCGAACATTATCCCTGTAAACCAGATATATTTAAGAAAACTTATGAAAAAGTAAAAGAGGAATAATAATTATGGCTAAATGTTTATTGATGAATGGTTGAATAAAGCATATTGAGGAGATAGGGGATGAAAATACTAATTAATTTTTTATTATTAATGATTATAGTTTCATGCGATCAAATTAATATTGATGCTAATACTTATGAGAACAAATTAGGTGACTACAAATGTACACAAGAACAACTTAATTTAGTAAATAAAGAAGTAACTATCTGTAACAGAACAACTATTTTTAGTTCAGTTTGTTTTGCTCAGGCAAAGAAAACTCAATGCGATAAAATAGAAAAAGTAAAAGAGTAGAAAGGAGGGGTGAGATTATGAGCCATCACATGGTTAAATGTGAAAGATGCAAAACTATAATTAGTCAATGTCGTTGCATGAGTCAAGATAAGGAAGTTAAGTGGGATATTTGCAAAGAATGTTTTACTAAGAATTCTGACAAAGAAAGAATCTCTGAGCTTGAAAAAACTTTAGCAATAAGAAATTCTGAGCATATCGCAATAATATTAAAATATGAATCTGCTCTGAGGGAGATTCATGGATATCATAAGTTTATGGAAGACAATTATCCTATTGAATGTACCAGTATTGCGTTTAAGAGAATCAAACAAAAATGTGAATCAGTTATTCCAGAACTCAGAGAGTAGAAATAATTCTATTTAATAAAAATGAATTTTATTTTATAATAAAGTAATAGGGCTTGTGAGGATAAACCTTTAGTCTAATTAATTATCAATGATTAATTACAGAGGTTTATTCCATGAGTATAATAAGTTTAGCTAATCAAGCATTAGATAGGTTTGCCTTTCCTGCAGATCAAAAAGTATCAGTCATCCAAGAGCATTTATACAAAGAACCTCAACGCAGTGCTATCATATCTCAATATTTTAATCTTCCCAGAGAAAAGAAAATAGATTTTATTGGTCAGTATGGTGAAGATCTTTGGGTATACATCTGTGTCAATAGGATAGCACAGTCAGCAGCACGTGTACCTTTGAAAGTATTTAGAAGAAGGTCAAACAAAGGTATAAAAGGATTAACAAAAAAAGATTATGCTACTATTGTTAAGTCAGGAATAAAGCTCCCTCCTTATAGTTTGTCATTAGAGTGTTTCTTCTCAAATCAAGAATTATCTAAAATGCCAATAGATTTACTTTATAAATTGGACATTATAGATGAAGCACCAGATAGTGATCTTCAGGCATTACTTGACAAGCCAACTCCCTTCTTTACAAAATATTATTTGATAGAAGGATCAACAACCTTTCTTGAATTAAGAGGAAATGCTTTTATAGAATTGGTAACTGAGAATCCAAAGATGCCTCCTTCAGAAACTAATCCTCCTGTTGAGCTGTGGCATCTTGATCCTGATAAGATAGCTATTGTCCCAGACAAAAAAGAATTTATACAAGCATATGTGTTTACTGCGGACAGAGAGAAGATACCGATCAATCCATCAAATATGATCCATATAAAATATTTTAATCCTGATAATATATTTTACGGACAGGGAACAGTTCAGGCATTAGTAAGAACGATTAGACAGGAAGCTAATTTGACAACTTTCCAAAATAACTTTTATAGACAAGGGATGAAACCTTCTGCTGTATTGAGTACAGATGAGCCAATGGGTGACCATCAGTTTGATAGGATGCAAGCTCAGATAGAAGGTAATTATGCAGGTCTTAATAATATGCATAGACCGTTATTGTTAGAAGGTGGATTGAAATGGACAGCAATGTCATTAACACAACAGGATGCTCAACTGTTAGAATTTAAGAAATTAGATAGGGAAGAATATTTAGCAGCCTTTGGATTACCACCTATAATGGTTGGGTTGCCTACAGAGAACTTTGCTACAGCACAGGAATCAAGAAGGGCATATTACTTAGATACATTAATGCCAAAGCTTCAGACTCATGAAGAGAAGTTCAATAATGAGTTAGCTCCTTTATTTGGTCCTGACTTTTTTGTTAAGTTTGATTTTAGTAATACACCAGCAATGGAAGTGAACAGGGAAGAGTTTCAGAAGTCATTAGAAGCAGCATTAGCAAATGGATCATTGACAAGACGTGAGTACAGGGAAAATTTAAGCAGGCTGGGAATTGAGTTAAGTGATATTGAATTAGGTGAAGAGGGTGATGAGTTCTTTATCTCTTCTAATCTTATACCATTAGATGCTCTTGGTGATAGTCAAGATGAATTAGAAGAACCAGAAGACGATAAGCCAAAACCTAAACCAAAGCCTGATGACGATGATGAGGATGAAGAAGAAGAAAGACAATTTTTATATGGTGACGACTGATGGGACAAAATAGGTCACCAAGTGGTGATAAATATGGGCAGAGAGTTTCCTTAGTAGATGAAGCTTTGCATGTTATACAATTAGCTTTTCCTCCATTTGGACAACCTGTAAGGATAAGACCTTTTAAGCAATTCCTTACAGATGATGGTAGTTCTACTGGAAGTAGTGACATGGGAATAGATGGGTCAGACACTCCAGTAGATTTTTTTATTCCTGCAGATAATGAAAATGATAAATATATCAAAGAATTGAGTATCATAGTTGCTTATGGTTTAGCAGGGCAACCTAATGAGTGGGCGGATGGGGTAGCTTTAACTAATGGGAGTAGGTTGTTTTATACAAGTGAACGTGGAGAGGTAGAAATTGATGTTATCAAAATGAATCAGGATTTGTTTCGCTTGAACATAACTCCATTTGTTACTTCATGGGAAGTTCGTCATGTTAATGCTACAAATGATTTTGGTTATTTTGTAAATATTGATTTAACTAAGTTTGGTTCTGCTGATGGTATAAAAATAGATGCTGGGAGTCAGCAGAGAATAACTATGACAATTAGAGATAATGCTGGTGCTGATGCTGATACATTTAATGTTGTTGCTACTGGCTTTGAACGATTCAAAGATTAAATAGAAAGGAAAATAAAATGCTTACGAATCCTGTTACAAAAGACATTTTGGCTTTAGCTGGTTTGATTTCAACTCCATGTTTTCTTCTTATTACATGGATGTATAACAATGGTATTAAAAATTTAAGAAAAGATATTGCAAAGTTATTTGATAGATTGGAAGAGCATGTTAAGCTTTATCACATAGATAAATAAGATGTCATATCGTTCTGATACCATTATATGGAAAGCCCAGATAGCACAAACTATACCACACGAAAGAAGATTTGCTAAGGCTTTGATTAAGCTATTTGCCAGACAAGAAAAAGAAGTATTAAGAAAAGTACAGAAGTCTAAACTCTCCAAATTATCTACAGTAACAAAAGCCGATGAATTTGATACCTATCTTAGTAGTATTAATCTAAATGAAGAACAATGGAATAAAACATTTATTAATTCAATGAAACCTTTTTATGAGTCAATGGCATTAGTAGCAGGTCAAAGTGCAATGACAGATATAGGAGCAGGTTTATCATTTGATGTAGAAGATGTAGCTACAAAGAAATTTATAAATGATAAAGTGATAGCCTTTAGTGGGTTTGTAAATGGAGAAACAAATGCTGGGTTGAATAGGATTATAAAGCCAATTATTGAGCGTGGTGGTAGTATAGAAGATGTTAGAGAAAGAATACAAATAGCTGTTGGTAAAAGATTTAATAGTAGTGTGAGAGGAACAGCACCAAGAGCAAGAATGATAGCAAGAACAGAAATGGTTGGTACAGCTAATGGATCATCTATAGAAGCAGCAAAGCAATCAGGAACAGTTAAGTTTAAAGCATGGTTAGATAGTAGGGATAAAAGAGTAAGAACAGATCATAGAAGGGCTGGAAGAAAATATAATAGAAAGAAAGCAATTCCTTTAGATCAGCCATTTATAGTTGGTAGAGGAAAGACAAGAGCTAAGTTAAAGTCACCAGGAGTATTGATTAGTGGTAACCCAGGTCAAGTTATAAATTGTAGATGTACAGTTATCTTTACAAGGACAGGAATAGGGAAACCTAAGCCAGTAGAAGGAGTTATTCCAGAACCTGCACCAGCAGAGGTTACATCGGATGTTCCAAAGTTAACTCCAAGAACAAGACAATTTGTAAAACAGTTTGAAAAGGAGTTTGGAGATCTTGCTTCTGATACTGTGGTATTGAATCGAGCATTCGATGATTTTTTAAGTAAGAGAAAGACTGGGAGTGTAGGGAGACCTTTTGATACTTTAGAAGATATTAAAAAAGATTTTATAAATGATTGGGCTACTTCGTCAAATGGTGGGAGAGCTTCTATTTTAAAATCTTTAACAGAAACAAAGTATAAAACAAAAACTTTATTTGATGGTCAATTTTTAAATTCTGATATAGATAGAATTAGGAGATTTAAGAAAGAGGTAGAAGAGGAACTTAAAAAAGCAGCAGCAGGTACATTTAGGATGCCTGTTAAAGATTATAAAAAACAATTAAGCAGAACGATGGATTATTTACAAGCATTTTCATCTTTTGCAAGTAAGAAGCTTGGAAAGAAGAAAGTAATTTTGTACCGAGGAATAAATAGTGCTTATTTTAAATCTAAAAATATTACTGACCCTTTAAAATTAAAAAATACTTTTTTAGATATAAATTCTTTAAGTTCTTGGAGTATTGAAAAAGATAGAGCAGGTAGATTTGGAAAATTTATTTTTAAGATAGAAGTAGATGCGGATGATGTTTTTACTTCTCACCTTACTGATAGTATTTTAGCTCGGAGCAGGGAGAAAGAATTTATAGTTAGAAGAAATAAAAGAGGGTTTAGGTTGTTAGATGTTATTAAGCAGGAGTAATTATTGTGGCATTTACTGAAAAAGATTTAGAATTTTATAACAAGGAATTATCTATAGTCCAGAAAAGGAATAAGCATATATCTATATTAATGGATGTTGAAAAGGAGAACTCTGATTGGTTGAAAAGAAAAAAGAGGAGAAATCCTAAGAAATCTTTTTATGAGCAGATAGAAGTAAAAGCTCCTCCAGTATTTGTATTAGGTTCGTTTCAAGATGTAAGAGAAGTAATATTGAAATTGATTGAGCAGGAAAAATTTGTAATTAGTAGTAGAGCAAGGAGAGAAGGTGTTAATGAAAACACAATATCAAGATCATGGAAAAGATTTTTTGGTACGAATATAAATCCAAGAGCAGTAATGGCAGCATTCCCAACTGAACGAATAATAAAAAGGTTATTAAAGAAGAGAGAGATAACAAATGTGAAGCAACAGTTTGTAGTACAGGGGAGAAACTTTTTACAGTATGTAGTTGAGGCTACGGATGATGAAGGTAACTCCATTGATCCTTTATTAGAGAATAGAGTAGTATTAGGAATGGAAAGAATATTTAGAGTACTAATGAATGGTAAAAGAGTAGTTGAGCATAATTATTTTGGGTTGATAGATGAGTTTGAAGATAGTAATTTTGGTAAAGAAATATTAGCAAGGAATTTAAGGTTATATCAAAGGACAAGAATAAGAACCATAGGATTAAGAGCACAAGGCTTTGGCAGTTACGCTTGGGCAAGATATGGTTTTGAAATTCAAGATGATATCTTTCAAAAGTTCATGCATCTTAAATCAGTATTATCTGATAGGCTGTTTGAGGCAGGGGCAGATAAAGCTGATATACTTACATTAGTTCCAAAAATAAAAACAATGCATGAGATAGCATCTGTAACATTTAATGGCAGACGTATTGGTAAAGAAGTTTTAATCGGGGAGAGTTGGGATGGCTTTCTTAATTTAACAAACAAAAGACAGTTAGCTTTATTAATGTCGTATGTAAATTCAACGGAGCGGTAATGGAATTTTTTCATTTAGATGAACAGTTAAGAAAGCAAGATGAGAAGATGCATGATCCTGATAATAAGAAACATGACAGGTTTGTCATCAATACAATAAAAAGGATTATGATAAAAAGTAGAAAACTGGATAAAGAATTGGTTGATAAGTTTTATAAAATACTGTAAAAAGTATTTTTATTTTTGGCATTTTATATTATAATTAATTAACACTGGGATTTTAGAGGAAAACCTCAAAGTCAAAAGGCAGGACTTGCCTAATGGTTTTGGGGTTTTTTATTGGGCTAAAATATAAGAGGTCACAATATGGAAAAAGGAATTAAAATGAAAAAGGATAGTAAGAAAGAAATAACTACTCCTGATATCGTATGTCATGCTGAATTAAAAACAATAAAGTCAGATAGTGATGATTTGTTTATAGAAGGCTTTGCCAGCACAAAGGATATTGATCGTGTAGATGACATTGTAGAACCAACAGCCTTTAAGAAAACATTAAAAGCATTTATGCAGAATCCTGTTCTTATGTTCAATCATGGTATGGGAATAAAAGGCAGGGATGTGGTTGGCAAGATAGTTGAATCTGAGATTAGAGAAAAGGGTTTGTGGGTAAAGGCTTTTATTAGCGAAACAGAACAGGAGTTGAGAACAAAAATTAAAGAAGGTCTGTTCAAAGCATTTTCATTTGGTTTTAAAATATTAAAGTCTGATATGATCAAACAGGCTGGTAAAGATATTAGAAAGATAGCAGAGGTTGAATTGCTGGAAGTATCTGTAGTAAGTATCCCAGCAAACAGGAGAGCATTATTTAGTGTATCAAAAGCATTTGAATTTGGAACTGATTTGATTTATGAAAATGATTTTGTTGAAGGATTGAAAGATAATTTTGATGTTCTTCGAAAAGATGTAAAAGATATTAAAATAGCATTATCAATGAAAGATTTAAAAGAAGATATTGAGAAAGATGGTTGTAGCTGTGGAAAGCCTGATTGTGAAATGGAAGGTCTTTCAAAAGAAGAAGAGAAAAAATTAGAAAAATTATTTACTAAAGATACTAATGAAGAGGATAAGAAAGAAATTGTTGAAGAAAGAGATGCCAGTGTATTTTATGAACTTTTAAAATCTGCGGAAAAAGAGATTGATGAATTAAAAGCAGGTAGGGTTATTAGCGGTAAGAATAGAAAGGCATTATCTACTGCAGTGGAAGCAATGGAGGGGGCTATTGGTGCAGTCAAGGCAGTGTTAGATATCCAATCACCAAAGCCATCAGAGGAAGATAGTGAAGAGTTAGAAGACGATGAAAAACCATTTCATACAGAAGCAGAGAGAAGGAGAAATAGAAATAGAGCAAAACCAAAAAAAGAATTAGACATCGAAGAAGATGATGATTTAATAGACGATGAGTTGATTTCTAAAGTTGCTGAAGCAGCTAATGATATTATGAGCATAGCCAACAATTAGGAGGAATTTCTTATGGCTGATGAAAAGAAGAAAGAAGAGGAAGTAGAGGTTAAGAAAACAAGTGCTGAAAAGCTTGAAGACTTAACTAAAACACTTGCAGGTTTTACCGAGCAGGTAAAAATCCAACAGGAAAGTGCCAAAGACCTTTCTGAAAAGAAAGAGGAAATGGACAAGATGAAGGCAGATATGTCTACATTGCTTGAAACCATTAACAAAGAAAAGGCTGATATAGTTAAAAGAACTATTATAGAAGGAGATTCAAAAGAAGACAGAGGGATAGGATACGAATCTAAGGATGTCTTTACTCGTCACGAACAGAAAGATATGTCTTTTGATGAATTGCTTACCGATTCTGGTGAGTGTAGTGTAGCTTTAAAATCTATTCAGAGTAGGGCATCTGATATTTACATATTGGGTACACTTATTGCTGGGAGACACGGAGTTAAGTTTCAGGATGTTGTTCATAGGTTAAAAACCTATCAGGATTTTATGAAAGATACTGAAGGTCTTATGAAAGCAATGTCTATTGATTCAGGTAGTGCAGGGTTTGAATGGATTCCAACTGGGTTTAGTTCTGACTTGATTGAGATTTTCCATCTTGCCATGGTTGTTGGTAACTTGCATCCTAAGTTTACCATTCCACAGAAGATGACTTCTTGGAAAGTCCCAGGAACCAGTTCTGATCTTAAAGCATTTAGGACGACTGCTGCTGCAAGCGATACTCCTAATAAGTTTAGAGCAAGTACAAGAACTACCAGGAACGTAACTTTCACTCCTGAGAAATTAGTTGCTGCTACATTGTTTGATGTAGAATTAGAAGAGGATTCTATAATTCCTGTTCTTCCTAATTTGAAAGTGAATATTGCTGAAGCATTAGCAAGAGGTGTTGAAGATACAATCATCAATGGCGATACTGCTGGTACAATGGACAACACTGATATGCACGCCAGAACTATTGATGAAGAGTCACCAACCAAAATGTGGGATGGTTGGAGACAGTATATCACCGATAATGGCAATACCAGATTGAATGCTGGTGGAGCAGCTACCTTCGGTGGAATGATTACAGTTCAGAGAAACATGGGCAAATACGGAATCAATCCAAGAAGTCTTGCTTGGGTTACTTCTCCTAATGGTTACTTTGATGCTTTCTTACACGTAACCAAAGTACAGACCATAGATTTATTTGGTCCTGCTGCAATCGTACAAAGAGGGGAACTTGCAAGGTTTAATGGCATTCCTATTATAGTATCTGAACAAGAAAGACAGGATTTAAAAACCACAACTGGTGTATCTGGTGGAGCAAGTTCAGCTTACAATGATACTTCTGTCCAGTTGGTTTGGAAACCTGGATTCTCTTTTGGTTCTAAGAGAGCAATGACAGTTGAAAGTGCTAAGATTCCAAGAACCGACACTGTTGAGGTTTGGGCAACAATGAGAGCTGACTTTCAGGCTAACTACTTAACAAGTGAGGAAATAGTTTCTGAAGCTACTAACGTGGCTTAAAAATAAATGATACATCCAAAGGGAGTAATTTAAGGATAAACCTTAATTTCCTATTTTCAAGAAACAATAAAGGAAATTTAGGAGGAAATATAATATGCCAAATCCAACAGTCGGAGCAATTAAAGAATTATCTGATATGGTGGCAGGGAAACTTCGGTTTGAACTTGTAACTGGGTTTGCGTCTGCTGGGGGTAACGGTTCTTCTGCTATCTCAGGTCTTAGTCCTGCAAGTGACGCACCTTTAGCTTGTATGGTATTTGGAGATACTGCTGCTGGCTCTCAGAATATGAACCTTGCTTCTGTAACTTTTGTAGTTGGGTCAACAAGGATGCAAATTGCCAATACTGATACTTCTGCTAAGTCAGTTATGTTAGTTTGGTGGGACAGACAGTAATTTAAAATCTTCGGAGGTTTTTATTTTAACTAAAAGGGAGATACATATTTTCAATCAAATGAGAATTTTGTATACTCCCTTTTTTATTGGGAGTAATTAATGTCACAGATTGGTACAGATGGTCCTATTCCAGCAAAGTTTATCCTCATGTTTATTTTAAAAGATGAGGCAGAAACTATTGAACAAGCAATAAAAGCATTCCATTGGGATGATGGCAAACCTTTATATGATAGGTTGATCGTTGGAATAGATAACAACACAAAAGATAATACAGAGGAGATAGTTAGGAAATATACTGATGAAGTTTCATTCTTTGATTGGGATGAAGATTTTAGTAAACACAGGAATGCTTTAATAGAGAAAGCTGATAAAGATGCTTGGATAATGTTTCCTGATGGCCACGAAGTGATGCGTACAACAGCTAATAATCCTGGGAAGTATGATGGAAGAGAAGTTATACAAGAACTTCTAAAGATAAATCCTACTGAAGCAAATGTTTTTTCTCCTAATATAGAAATTGATGTAGATGATAATGATATACCAGATGTGATATTCAGACGACCAATATTTTTTAAAAATACTGGGCACGTAAAGTTTCATAGGAAAGTACATAATTATCTTTTTGATAATGAGAAAAAAATAATATGTAGACTCCCAGAGGTTTTCTTTATTCACAATATGCCTGAGAAAAGAAAACAAATGCGTACTGGAATGCGTACTGATATGAATGTAAGAAAGCTTGGTAAGTCAGTAAGTGAAAAGCCAAAGGATGTTAGAGATAATTTTTATTATGCTGATAGTTTAGATGAAGCAAATGATGTAACTAAAGCTATTAAGCATTATAAAAAATCTTTTAAATTATCAGATCAACACGATCCAGATATTGCTGCACAGATTTGTATATCAGCTATGAATTCATTATATAAAGTCAAGAAGTATAAAGAGATGGTTGAGTGGGGTTATAAAGGATTAAGAAATAGGTGGGATAGGGCTGAACTTTATCATTACCTTGCTTTAGCAAAAAAGAATTTGAATAAACTTCATGAATCAAATCATTGGTGGTATATAGCTTCGCAATTACCTTTGCCAGATACTACATACTTTCTTATGGCAAGGGTGTATAGCTGGTATCCGTGGGAAGGTATGGCGGTAAACTTTAGCCAACTTGGTGAATTAGATGAAGCATTGAGGTGTTTTAGAAGAGTGCTGGAATGGAAGACAAATAAAAAGACAGGAGAAGGTTGTCCAGCAACTTTACACAACATTAAACTTTTAAAAGAGGCAATTGAAAAAAGAGATAAAGATAAGAAAGCAGGTGATTTGACTAAAGAATTTTTGAGCCCAGAAATATTGAATGATGCTTTAGATATAGTAAATAAAGGGAAGAAACCCTATAATAAAGAAATGGAGGTTGTGTAAGTGCCTATCCATAAGAAAGGTAAAAGTGGAACAAAGAAGTATGGTAGAAATAAAGATAAACCATCTTGTCAAAGATATACAAGAGAAGAAAGGTGGGATAAAAATAAAAAGAAGCGAGAATGGCAAACTGCCAAAGGCTTTAAGAAATTTAAAAATTTAAGTAAGAGCGAATATTTTAATTTAACAGAGGAGGAAAGAATATGATATTAGTTTACAAAGGAGCACCAGGATACAAAAAGGCTTTTGATGGACACCAGATAGGTACTGAAAAGGAATACACTAAAGAAAAGGCTGATGAAGTAATGAGGGATTATCCTGGATCATTTGATATTGTCGATGGTTGTAATAAACCTCAAAAAGAAATGAAAGCACCTGCTAATAAGATGGTTGCTAAAGCTGAAGAAAAAAAAGAAGTTCCTGAAATAGATGAAAGTGTTCCAGATACAAAAGAGCAAAAGAAAGATTCTAAAAGATTAAAGAGGAGAGTAAGGTATGGCAATTAGAGGGGAAAACCTTTTGTGCAAGGGTAATCGGTATAAGACAAAGGAATTTAATGAAAATTTTGATAAGATAGATTGGAGTAAAGGTAGGAAGAAGGATTCAAAAGAATCTAAGAAAAAGGAAACTAAGTGAATATTGGAATAGTTGCTCCGTTTCAAAAAGGTGGTTATGGTTACACAGTATTGGACATACGGAAACAGCTCATTAAGTATGGGCATTCTGTATTTGTATTGGCGAGAAATAATTATACTCGTGAACCTGAATTTAATGTTCCAAACTTAGAATACTATCCAAGTGAAGGTATTCCAGCTGATCTTGTAAAATATTGGGTGGGAAGAAATAATATTGAAAGGTGTGTTTTTCTTGGGTTTGATACAAAAGAAGATGTAGATCCATTAGAGCCATTGATGGAACATACTACTTTAATAAACATACCCATGTGGGAGAATGTTACTTCAAAGAAATTTAGAATTTTTGATAGGATAATTTGTCCTACTCAAAAATGTTATTCCTTTTTTGAAGATTTTGATCAAGCAGTATATGTTAAGTGGGGGTTTGATGAAGAGATATTCAAACCTTCACAAGAACTTTTGTTAGATACTAAGCCAATAAAATATTTTCATCCTGTTGGCAAAGATACTGATAATGATTTGTCTGGTAAAGTGCCGACACTAAAAGGTTTTTTAAATAAGAACAGGATAGATGTTACAGAACAAGGTGAGTTAGCTCCAAGATCACTATTGTATGTGCATTCATTGTTATCTAATAATCAGAAACCTGTAAATTATAATTTAGGTCATGTTATCGTCGGTAGGCAAAATCTTAATCGCAGCGAAATTCTTACTCTTTATCAGTGCTCTGATTGTTGTGTGCTGCCTTCAAAGGTTGAAGGATTGGGCTTGTCATTTTTGGAAGCGATAGGGTGTGGCATCCCCATATTGACAGTAGATGAAGCACCAATGAATGAATTTGTCATAAATGAAAAGACAGGATACACATTAGATAGGGATAGATTGGAGCATGCTCTTGCTTGGGCTTTTAACTGGTTTGAAGATAGCCCAGAGACGATATTAGAAATGAAAAAGAATACTTTAAAAATGAGAAATGAATGGTCATGGAAGACCAATGGTAAAGCATTAGTAGATGCTATTGTAGGTGAATGAGAATAACTAAAGAGATGGCTTTAGATTTGGCTGAGAAAGAATTACAGTCAAAGATAAAGTCACATTGGTCTAAAAGAAGAATATGGACAGAACGATATGCATTAAGACAACAAGTATTGGGTTTGTGCAGATATTGTCCTAATCCTGTTTCGTCTGAAAAAAGTATGATGTGTGATTATCATCTTGAAATTAAAAGAAAAGAAAACAAAAAGTATAAGAAGGAGAAAAGGTGTCATGCCTGTGGTATTAAATTAAGAGCAGAGGTGGAAGAAGCTTATCGTTGTCATGCTTGTAAAGAAAAGCATGCTAATCTACAGAGAGGATATAATTAATGCAATTAATAAGTTATAACGTACCTGATAAGCACAAGATTTATTTTTTTGGAGATATACACAGAGGCACGTTAGCTCATAATAAGAAAGCATTCGATGAGGCAGTTGACACAGTTAAAAAACAAGAGAATGCTTATATGGTTGGTATAGGAGATTGGGTTGAAGGAAGACCAAGCAACCATAAGTTTTTTGATTTAGATGTAGCAGACCCTCAATTACTCTTACCTGAAAATCAATATGAAAATGTCT